GGACTTTTAGAAAGTTCTACGTTAAATTTATTTTTATCTAATTCTGCAAGAACAGATGCAATAAAAACTACAATAGAGCAATTGACTCACGCTGCATTACAAAATCAGAAAGTAGAGTTGTCAGATGTTATTGCTGTAATGAGACAAGATAGTATAATAGAAGCTGAAGAAATATTAAAAGTAGCAGAAGAAAAACGAGAAACTAGATTGAATCAATCACAACAAGAACAATCTAAATCAGTAGCTGAAGAAGCAGAAAAGCAAAGAGAGTTTATAAGAGAAACTAGAGAACACGAAAAACAAATAGTTGTATTAAAAGAAGAACAAAAAAGAGAAACTATAATAATTGAGAGTTCATTAATGGGAGCTTCTTTCAATCCTGATTTAGATAAAGATGATGATGGTATAAATGATTTTATTGAGATAGCTAAACACGGATTAGATGCTGAAGTAAAAAGACAAAACGTACAATTACAAAAAGATAAATTTGAACATCAAAAAGTAGTTGATGATAAAAAAATACAACAACAAGATAAAAAATTAGCATTAGATAAAATCAAATTAAATGCTAAATAATTAAAAGCTATTAGACACTAAATTATAAATAATAAAAATAAAAATATTTTAATTAAAAATTAATACTAAATTTGTACTCAATATGGAAAACACATTAGATGGTTTTGGTGGCTGGGATAATGTATCAGCAGAAACAGATTTTTTTACAGAAACAACACCTGTTGTAGAAATAGAAAAAGAAATAGTTGTAGAAAAAGAAAAAGAAGAAATTTCAACTGATGATAAAGAAGATAACTTTTTTGAAAAAGAAGATGTAGCAACTAATAAAAAAGTTGAAGAAAAAGAAAATAACAATATCGATATTTTAAATTCGTTAAAAGAAAAAGGTTATTTAGATTATCAATTAGAAGAAGGTGAAGAATTAACAACCGAATTAGCGGATGAATTAATAGAAGAAGGATTTGCTACAAGTGTTGATAATAAAGTAAAAGAATTGATTAGTGAGTTACCAGAACAAGCTAAAGATTTGATTCAGTATTTAACTAAAGGAGGAAGTCTTAATGAATTTGTAAATAATTATACTAATGATTTAGATATTGATTTAGAAAGTGATTTAGATGATGAAGATACACAAATAGATGTTTTAAAAAAATTATTGTCACTAGAAGATAAAGACAAAGAAGAAATTGAAACAGAAGTTGAATATCTTAAAGATAGTGGTAAACTAAAATTGATAACAGAAAAAAAATTCAATAAATATAAAATCGAAGTAGAAGAAGAAAAAAAAGATTTATTAGCTGAACAGAAAAAACAAATCGATACACAAAACAGATTGACCAAAGAAGCTAAAAATAAAATTTCTAATTTTGTACAAAGTAATAATGAAGTTGATGGTATTACATTTTCTAAAGAAGACAAAAAGGAATTACCTTCTTACATGAATGATAAAACTGTCAAATTGCAAAATGGAACTACTATTACACAAATGCAAAAAGAATTGTTTTATGATTTACCAAAAAATGAAAATGCACTAATTCAATTAGCAACATTATTAAAAAATAGAAATCCAGATGGTTCTTTTAATTTTAAAAGTATTGCTAATAAAGAAAGAACAAATGTTACTAAAGAAATTAAACAACAAATAAGAAGAACAGTAAATAATACATCAGGTAAAACAATAGCTGATTATTTCAATAACAATTAACAATAAATAATAAATGGAACAGATTAATCAATTACAAGTAAGACAAGGCAAGTTTGATTCTACTAGAATGACAGACTTGAATCACTGGAGTAAAAACATGGCTATCAAACCTACTGTATTCGAAGCAGCCAATAGAGTTTTGTTTTCATCTAAAACAAATAGTGGTTTGAATTTATCTAATGGAAACATGATAGAAGGTCTTTTTGGTTTAGGTAAAACTAAAGAAATTGACACTTTGAATTGGTCATGGAAAATGAATGTAAAAGGTTTTAGACCTATTACCATTCTTGAAAATAGAACAGCAGGCGATACACCAGGTAAATACAGACAACCAATTAAAGTATTGGTAGATGTAGATTTAGCTGCTATTGGTGAATCATGGGGACCAGGTTCTTCTGATAAATCACAAATAGTTACTGTAACAGGTAAAGTAAAAGAAGGTAGAGGTTTTGTATATACATTACAAACATATACAGAAAGTCAAGACCACTTTATTAAGAAAAGCTATCTTGAACCAGGTCAAAAATGGACAAGAATGTACACCATCAGAGGTGAAGCTGCTGAATCAGGTGGACATACAGAAAGAAATACGTCTATTGAATATAAAAATTCATTAGTAAAATTGAGAAAACAATGTAAAGTAACTGATTATGCTGCACAAGCTGTATTAGAAATTGCTTGTACAGATAATGATGGTAAAGTAACTAAATATTGGGAAGAAGCTCAACTTGTAGATTACAGAAGAGAATTGAATAAAGAAATATCTAAACTAGCTATGTATAGCAGATTGGGTGATGCTCCATTAATTGACCCAGATTCTGGTTACCCAATCAATCCTGGTGCAGGTCTTGAACAACAAATTGAATTTGGTGGTAATGTTCAAAGATATACTACACTATCAGTAGATTTAATTGAAGCATTCTTTGATAAGATTGTTTACTCAAGAATTAGTCCAGGAGAATTAGGAGATATTACAGGTGTTTCTGGTCACTATGGTATGAAAGAATTTGCTAAAGTGCTAGATGTATGGACTGGTAACAAATCAATTGTTAGAAACAGCGAAGATTTTGTTACTAAAACAGCGGGATATAACAAAAATTCTTTGAGTACAGGTTATTCTTTTGTAAGTTATAATTTACCTACTGGTGGTAACTTTAAATTGATTCATAATCCAATGAATGATGATAAAGAATTGCACAGAGATATTGACCCATTAACAGGTGTACCTTTGCAATCACAAAGAATTACTATTACAGATGTAACTGGTGGTAATGGAGATTCTATTAATCAAAAAGATAACATTTGTTTGGTTAAAAAGAAAAAAGTTTATGGTACTACAATAATCGAAGGTAGAGTAGGTCCAGGTGGAGAAATTTCTAAAAGTCCTACGCATTCTGGAGATTATTACAGAGTAGATATGTCAGATTCTATTGGTATTGAAGTAAAAGATGCTACAGTAACAGGAGAATTAATCAAAACCGTAAACTAATATGCTAAGTCCAGATTTAAAAATAGAGATAAGACCTATTCCAAATAGACAAAACATTAAACAGTTTTCTGAAAATTTAGAATATTTTTCTCAAGCTCATAGTATTCACGCTTTTGTTAACCCTGTTACTAGAAAATATAGTACAGGGTTGTCACAAGAAGATATTGATTATATTAAATCGGAGAATTTTCCTTATGATATAACAGATAATTATACTCGTGGTAAAGCACATGAATTTTGGGAAAGTACAATGATGCAAACAGAATTGGTTAATACACCTATATTTTTGTTTCCTGGTAAAAATATTATTGACTTTGTTAAATACAAGTATTTACTGGTAAACAATTACATATATTCTTCAGAAGCAGAATTGAAAACAGGTTCTAAAAGTGAAGCTACACATTATATATATAATGAAAGTGAAGAAAATGCAATTAAAGCTACCAAAATAGAACAAAATAACACGTTGATTGCTAGATTAAAAGATTTGAATTTAACTAGGAAACGACAATTGATTTTAATTCTTTTGGATGAAAATACTGATACTAAAGATGAAAACTATTTAACTATCAAATTTGATAACATCATAAATAATAAAGATTTATCAAGAGAGTTAGTTAAATTGTTAGACAAATCTAACGAAGACATAACTTTGACAGCAGACATCAAATCTGCAATACAAAAAGGAGTATTAAGAAAAACAAAACAAGGAATATTTTTCTTTGAAACAAATATGGGATTTGATGAAATAGACGTAACTAAATTTTTATCTAATCTTGAAAATCAAGAAATATTATTAAACATTAAATCTAAAATTCAATAATTATGAATAGTACATTATCAGACATCAAACAGATGTTTAACGTAACAAGTATAGCATCTGCAACAACAATAGACGCTATGACAGATGGTCAAATGGGTATTTTTGCAGAAGGAGCAGACACAAGTGTAGCTGCTACAGTAGATTATGCAACACTACCTGCAAAATTTAGAATCATATCTAAATTGAATGGTAAAGTATATAGTTCATTTGACACTATTGAAAAATCCAAAATGTTTAATCAAGTAAGTAAAGCCTACAAAGCCGAAACTGTTAATATTTGGAAAGCAGTTATTGAAAATTGCAACTGTATTGAAGGTGTAGTTTTAAACATTGGTATTGATGAGCAATCATTGATTCAGCGTGATGGTCTTACTTGGACTCACAAAGATTTTGTTGTAGCAGTATCGCCAGCAGAATTGTTGTGTAATTGTTCATGTGATGGTACAGATGCTGTAT